TAAAAATAGCTAAATCATTCTTTTGCCATTGTATACTTATTCTATGAGGTAAAACTTTATTTACCATAAAATCTTTCATCCATTTTCTTGATTGATCTACTGTCCAACCACTTACTTTTTCAAAAAATGTTGGTAAAACTAATATTCGCGGTAATTCATCAGAATTATCTGGTGCAAAAAGTATAGGTACTTCAATTGTACCGTCTTCCATTTCTAAATGTGATTCTAGTCTATTAATTCCAGCATAATCTTGCTCCATGGTACCGGTTACAAATTTTCTACGATTTATGTGTGTTAAAATATTTTCACATGCTATTTTTTCTTCATTTTCTAAACATTCATAAATTCTTTCACCAGAAATAAAATCAGTATCACCGCCTATTAATGGTTGTTCTACAATATAAAATGCAGTAATCACGTGCGGAAGTTTATAATCATGTCCTAAAATATCGGTATGCCATATATAATCAGTTTTAAACGGTTCATATGGTTCAACATGAATATTTTTTATGTTATAATAGTCCTTTAGATCAATTAAACCTCTCGGAGCAACATGTTTACAATCAGGGAACTGATCAAATGGTTGCAACATTTGATGCTGATAATCTAATGGTGAATTTAAAGCATCTAAATCTGCATCTAAATCAAATTCTTTTGAAAAATCAAGAAATGTTTGTGGACTAACATTTTTTACATTTTTAAATATTAGTAACGGATGTTTCTTAAAATCTTCTCTCAAACTGTTTAGAATATGTGTATCTAAATTATTAACATTTTCAATATTTTTTATATATCCAATTCTATTTTCTAATGGATGTATATTAAGTGTATACGAATAAGCACTAGTTAATGTAAAAATAAAACGAAAAATCATATTAATAATAATATTTAATAGCGTTAATTTTAACTATTATTCATTACTAATTATTAATATGGAAAAAGAATGTAGAATTTGTTTTGAAAAAACAAAAGAACCACTTATTAATCCATGCAAATGTTCTGGTAGTATGAAATGGGTTCATAAATCATGTTTGGATAAATGGTTACATTTCAAAAAATCAAATATTTGTCCAGTATGTAAAAGTGAATTTACATATTCGCCATATACACATCCTTTGGCAAAATTTGCATCTTTTATAATAAAAAGTGAATTAATTACAACAATAATAACTTTTTTAATAACTATTAGTTTATGTTATTTTTGTGTAACATATAACATAAGTCCCAATGTTTTAGCATTCGGTTTTTTCGGATTAATATTTGGTATGAATTACATACAAGAGTTTTTCAATCATAAAGAAATAGATTTTGAATTTTTATTCGAAACAATTTGCAGTTATTCACACAATTCATCTTCAAATTGCTTTTGTTTAATATGTTTGTGTATTTGGCAAATAATTGACAAAGTTAAATACAAATTATGCTCTAATTTTCTTGAATTAACTGTTTAATCTTTGTTTACTTTATTTAATGACTCTATTTTAGTATCATATTCAATTGGATATTCTACACCTCCGCGAGTCACAATTATTGGTTTTTTAAGTTTAATACGTTTTAACTTGTAACTGTAAACTTTTTTGCTTGAACCCGCGGTAATTTCTTGTAACTTGACAATTAAAGTACATTGCCCTTTAATATCTTTGCTTCTACAAGCTTGGTTGAAAGCTTTCTTCGCGGCACCAGCAGGGTCTTTTGATTCAAATCTACCACCATCATTGTTGGTTAAACCAGTCTTTTTCATAGAATGGCGTTTCTTGGTCAATTGAGCAGGCTTCATTAATTCTAAAACAGTAAAGCTACGTTCACCGTCTTTCATATTATATTATTAAAAAAGAAAAAAAACACATATACAAGTTTTTATTTTACTTTAATTACATGTTCAAGTTTATGAATGTAAATGAGCCGCTATACCCATTGTTTGTAATTCATGTAAGAATAGCTTCGTAGCATATGGAATACGATGTTCAGAAATATTTCCAATATTTCTACCCTTTGAATCCAATAAAGAATTTACGATATTTTTCTTCTTATTCACAGAACACATCATTCCATTTTTGTTTGTAAATACTGTAAAATTATCAGATAATTCCATGAATTTCTCTTTCTGAAATTGAGCAACACCATGAGCCAATAAACAATCTCTTTCCATTTCACCCATTCTTAAACCACCGTCACGAGATCTACCTTCTGATGGTTGTCTTGTCATTTGTACCATAGGACCAGTAGATCTTGCATGAAATTTATCATCGACCATATGTTTCAAACGCTGATAAAACGTTGGTCCCATGAAAATCTTTGTGTTTAGTTTTTGCCCTGTTTCACCACTATATAGTTCTGTTTCACCATATTTATCATAACCACTTTTCTCTAACCTATCAGAGATCATATCTACAGAAATATTTGTAAACGGTGTACCGTCACCATGCATTCCTTTATCAACGCATTCAATTCCCAATAAAGATTCTAAAAGTTGAGCAAAAGTCATTCTACTAGGAAATGCATGAGGATTCATAATAATATCTGGTGTAATACCATCTTTGCTATAAGGCATATCTTCTGCTTTGTATATCATTCCAATTGTTCCTTTTTGTCCATGTGTAGAAGAGAATTTATCTCCAATACCCGGACGTCTTTCAGAACGAATTTTGGCTTTACAAAACAAATATCCTTCGCTATTTCTTGATACGTATTTAGTATCAACAATACCATCTTCATTATTTCGAATATACGTACTGTTATCACGAAACTCTTTATCAAATACAGTTGTTGTAGATGGTTTCTTTCTATTATTCATTGGTACAACTTTACCAACGATAGCATCACCACCTTTAACAGATTTTCCTTCAATTGGAAAACCATCTTCACTCAACGCTTCATAACTACAATGACGCATTTGTAGAGTATTATTCGGATCAGGTTTTGCAAATTGTTCTTCCTCACCAGTTGATTGATTCTTCCTCTCTTCTACATGATACGTTCGGAAGAAACTTGATCTAAACAATCCTCTATCAATCGATGATTTGTTAAACATCAGAGAATCTTCTTGGTTATATCCTTTATCACTAGCAACAGCAATAATAACAATACTACCATTAGGTACCCTATGCATATTCATATGTCTACTATTATGAGTTGAAACCAATGGTCTTGTAGGATACCATAGAATGTTTGCAACCATATCCATCCTGTGCCTGAAATTAGTAGCATAAATACCCATCGCTTGTTTACCCATAGCCGATTGATACGTATTACGCGGAGATTGATTGTGATTTGAAAATACAATATTAGATGCCAATATACCTAAAATTAGACTAGGATCAATTTCACAATGTGTATATGTAGAAATTTTATCAACATTGTTAGGATGCTCGCAAATCATAGATACTCCTGCTTCTTGAACATCAATATACTCAATCGCAGGAGGAAAATCTGAACATCCAACAACAAATTCATTCCAAGAACAACGTGTTTCATACATATATTTTATGTGTCTTTCATCAAATATCAATTTACCATTATTAACAATAAACAATGGTCTAACAAGACGACCACCACTCGTATAAATATGCAACTCGAAATCACTGAAAACAGGCACAATACTTGTATGAGCATGAATGATACAAGATCTTCTTAGATGAATTAAATGTTTTGATAAATCCAACATATTTTCAACAATTCCAATTATCATACCATTAATAAATACCGCCGAACCCGATTTCCCTGTACTAATATCTTCAAAACTTGGAAAATTTCGAATAATCGATTCTACTTGACTAGACGGTATATCCATAGTAATATTGCATGATAATGCCATATTTTTTACAATACCAATAGATGTACCTTCAGGAGTTTCTGCAGGACAAATATAACCATATGTGCTCGGATGTAATTTACGCGGTTTTGTCATTTTAGTTGTTTTATCAATAGGAGTATTAATACGACGCAAATGAGACAATGTTCCCAAATATGACAACCTTTGTAAAACTTGTGCTACACCAATTTTTACAGTTGCATTTTTAACTCCCCAATTACCTGTTGCTAATGAATATTTCATATTTGTTTCAATAATGTTTGATTTTAGAATTTTATAAATGTTATTAGAAGTTACTATATTGTGAAAGTTGTTTGTTATTTTCCAAGCGCCGCCACTTATCTCTCTATTCAATATTGACGTTGCATCTTTAATAAGTCGTGTAAATGATTGACGAAATAAATTTCCTAACATAATTCCCGGTGTGTCTACTCTTTTGTTTTCAAAACTATCACGATCGTCTTCATTAATACGTTTTGTAAAATATAGCAACAGCTTTCTTGTCATCATACCCAAATAATATGCCTTCTTCTCCGAAGAATCTTTCAGGTGCGGCAGAAAATCATTTGTAATAGAATTTCTAACGTGTTTAATACGCATATCGTGTGTAACCGGTTGTCCTTGCCTAACTCTAACCGGAACTGGCAAATATTTTGCAATATAATCTAATGCCATCGGTTGCGTAATATTGTCAACTTCTTCAATAGAAGCAGCTAACATTTCAATCATGTTTTTACGAACAGTTGAATCCCTGAATGCAAATACATAATCACATGCTTTTTTATCACTTTCTACACCCAATGCTTTGAACATAATCATAAGAGGAATTTCCTTTCTTAATCCTTGAAAATGTACATAAAGTGTATGCCCAATATGGTTTGGTTTACTAGATATTTTAACACAAGCTGGTTTAGCTGGCATGAAACCTTCTTCAGGTACCGATTTTACTTCAACACAATGAGAAAATCTAGTTCCACTAACAGCACTAACATGGAAACAAAATGCTTTGTTTTCAGCTTGTCTTTCTTGAGAAATAATTACTTTTTCCGAACCAGTAATTATAAAATGACCACCGGGATCAATACCACACGTTTTTTTTGATGTTTTATTATTACCAGTGTTACAATATCTAGAACCCACCATGATTGGAATTTTACCAATCAAAATCTTTTCAAATATCTTTTCTCTTGTTTCAACTTCATCCAGTTTTGGACCAGAACGCATTGTAGTATTAACAATTACATCAACATGCAAATTCGAACTATAAGACATACTTCTTAAACGTGCAATATCAGGACACATTTGAACCATACTACCATCATTTTCATAAATCAATGGTGGATGTAAAGCAATTGTTCCAAAAGAAATTTGAATTTCTTGTTCATGTTTCTGCAACTCTTCATTATATGCTCCGTATATTGTTATTGGATTATATTGCTTAACAATATCTTGAATTAAATCTGATATAAAATAATCAAATGAGTCTACTTGATGTTTTACCAAAAGACAATTTTCGCTTCTAAACATACAATCAATAACCGTTCTAAGATGTTTACTGTGAATAGCCATGTTTCATTTATTTATTCTTAAGTTATCTTTACATTTCATTTTTATGTGTT